CACCGTTTTCATCTGGATTGTAGTTTTCATCCAAACATTCCAATGTTAAATGTGCTCCGACTTTCTCTTCGATAATCATCCAATAATCATCGTCATCTGATAAATTGTTAAAATCGCAATCCAATCCTAATGATCGCATAAGTGAAATTTCTTTATCGTCAAACATATGCTCCTCCTTCCTACGAATACTTGCGTTTCGTTCTTTCACCTGTACACCAAGCAGTTGTTATAACTCCATTTTCAGGATTTACAGCGACTGTTGTCGATTTACCGATGAATTGTTGACTAGGACGCCCAAGTTTATCGGTTTTTGTTTTTATGGTATCATGATTTAATGGGTTTTTCAACGCATCCATTATACCCTCAACAGTAACTGGCCTAGAATCCATCTGTGTTCTATTGAGAGCATGTTCCGAGAATTTTGAAATCATGATTCCGTTCGATGCTTTGATTGGGGTTTTAAGACGATTAGACATCCTAGCTTGAATAGAATTTCTATCATGAGCTAACTGTTCCGGTGTTCTTCGAACTCCCCATTTCATGCCTTTTACGCCATAATGCATCAAAACAGTCGATTCGTTTCTAGCTACTTTTCGAACAGTGTATGGACGCAAAGTAAACGCACTATCAATCAACTTAGCTATCAATAGATTGTACCTCCCTATTCAAATGCTTCCCGGTTTGCTTTGAACGCGATATATGCATCCATCATCGCAGCAACTGC